GCATATGCTCCGTTGGAAGGAAGAGACCGAATACGCTTTGTGGTACTCGCAATACAACCGCGATGCTAACGGTATTATCCACCTTAAGGATGATAACGGTAAGCCGATTTCGTTGGGTGCAGGTGTTCTGGAGCAAATCCCGAACGTCGATACCTACTCTACCTTGACGGCTGCCAAGCTGAAGGCTGTTGTCCGTGATGCCCTGTATGGCGCATCTGACGCTCAGAAGATGAACATCGTACTCTTCACGGGTATTGGTGGTCTTGAAGAGTTTGACAACGCTATGAAGCAGGAAGTCGGAAGCGGCAACTACATCAAGAACACGCCTGAGACTGCATTCGTCTCTGGTAGCGGTTCTAACTTGGTGATGGGTGGCTTCTTCACGACCTACCAGCACATCGATGGTCACACGATTACTGTTCGTCACTTGCCCTTGTTTGATCATGGCGCACGTGCTCTGAATGCTGATCGTCACCCGGTCACTGGTCTGCCGATGGAATCTTACCGTATGGTGTTCCTCGATATGAGCACGTACGACGGTGAGAAGAACATTAAGTACATCTCTCGTAAGGGCCGTGAGTTGGTCCGTTGGGCAGTTGCTGGTGCTACTGTTCCTCCGGGCTTTGCAGGTAACGCAACTCGCGCAAATGACGTTGATGGTGCTGCGGTTCACTTCATGAAGGAGTGCGGTATTGCGGTTCGTCGCGCTACCAACTGCTTACACTTGGAGTGCATCAAGTCCTAATTGTTTGTTAGACAAAGGAGGGGGAGGTAAACGTGCCTCCCCCTTTTTTGTACAATCCAAATAGAAATTCACTAGTTAAACCTTATAGTTATGGCCTCACACATTGTAACACTCCAGCGTCGTCCCAACACTACGAACCTTCCGGACGATATTTACTTGGAGTCTAAGCGCAAAATCGGTTCGGTATTTACAGCGGGTGGAGACGTAGTACGCGGTCTCACTTTAGCTGAACAAAAAACATTACTCCCTGAAATTATTGGGGTAAGTCCAACGGATGTATCCTTTACTCGTGCAGCAAAGGATTACTACACCAACTTTAGTTTGGATGTACCCAAAGGGGGATTGGATTTAGAGGTAGGTTTGGATGAGGATGGCACCCCATTGAATGTGCTTGACTTCATCAAGTATAAGTTCGCTTTAGCCCATCCCTTCGTAGCTAAAACCGAGGAAGAGATGAGTGGTTCTAAGCGTATCAAGTACTATCTTCAGGATCGCGGTAAGGAGCTTGTTGAAGCTTCACAAGAACTTCAGATTCGTAAGAAGGCTTACCGTGAGTTTATTAAAATCTCTGAAGACGAGAACAAGATGGATTTGGTTCTTCGTGTATACGGAGAGCGTCCAGATAAGATGGATGTAAAAGAAAAAGAGTTAACTTTGGAATCTATCCAAGAAGAGGATCCTGATCGGTTCTTGGAAGTAGCACTCGACAAAGACTTAGAATTAGTCTCTCTTATCAATGAGTGCTTAAGCAAAGAGATTCTGCGCAAAGTAGGTAATTCAATTTTAGACGCAGATGTAGTCTTAGGAGATAGTATGGAAGAAACTATTTTGTTCTTAAAAGACAAGAAGAACACCGGAACAGTTACCTCTATCAAAGCCCGAATAAAGGCTTACTCTTAATATGACTGTACAAGAGATGCACTATGCCGTAGACCAAGGACTCCAAAAGGTGGGGTCCTCGGTCTATGACTCTTTTTTACCAGCTGAAATTGATTTCTGGTTAAATAGAGCACAAGACCGTTTTATCAAACAACGTCTTCATCCCGTATCAGATCCTAAGCGTCTTGGCTATAGCAAGACTGTAAAGCGTCTGGATGATTTACGGATGATTACTACAATTGATTATGATGATGGTGTTGTGCCTAGTGCGCTCGTACAGTATATCGACTTCGATTTACCTGTAGATTACCGCTTCCTAATTAATGCACGTGTAGAGATGCATTTTAATGGATGTGGAGACCAAGTTACGACAGCCGACCCACTGGTTGTCAGGGACTTGCGTGTGGCAGAACAAGACAAAGTTTACTCTTTACAAGGCAGCCCGTTTAGCAAAAGCACAGCAGAGAATCCTCTTGGGTTTATGTACGATGAGAACATCAGAGTATTCCAGGACGGTAAAAAGTTTATATTAAAAAACATCTACATTGATTACCTCAGAATACCAAGACAAATTAGTTTATCTTTGTTGTCAGATTGCGAGTTAGCAGAGCATACGCACCAAGAAATCGTTGATATTACGGTGCGCAATATGGTTGAGGCAATTGAATCGCCTAGATACCAAACCAATACGATGGAGCAATCTCAATCTGAATAACGAAACCCTTTAATCTCAATAAAATGTCTTTTACAAAAACCGTGTTCGTCGTCAGACAGGGCGACGTGTTGGCAGGCTTTTACAATGTTGCTAAAGATGATGGCCGTTTCTGGTTTCAGAAGGAACTTGCCTCGGGCGTTCTTCAAACTGTTACTACTGCAGCCGCATTAGTTGCAGATACAAAATACCAATTTGCTACAGTTCATGCAGTAGCTGGCGGTCCTGATATTACTAAGTACTCGCCATTATTTACGAAGTCGCAGGTAAAAAAAGTTACTGCAAAGGCTTATGCTGCTGGAACGGCAGGTACGGCTGTTGTGACGATTGCAGGTACTGCTCCTTACATCAAGCTGATTGACATCACGGATGGTCGTGAGAAGTTTGCAATGGTTACGATTGAAGGAACCGCTGCACAAATCAAAGCTGGTATTGATGCGATTGGTGCAAAAGTTGGTACGCAGTTTTATGGAGTTAGTGCGTCAAATGCCTCAGGTGTTATCACGGTCACCTTCCCGCTGAACCGTCTCCTTAAGGTTGTTGCTAACGACGAGTCTACGCTTGGTACTGTGGTTGCTCCGGTTTACTCTGTTGGTACTGCTGCAGCTGTTTTAGCTGATGAGAAGTCTGCTCTTCCGTTTTTAGGTGTCACGAACATTGCTGGTCCGAACACCAAAATTCCGCCGTACACGGTGAATCCTGCGCATACTTACACTAAGTATACGGTTATGCTGGAGCAAGAAGTTGGATCTCAACTGCACACACACGAATTGGTCATTTATTCCAATACGAACGAAGCTGCTGCATTTGATACCATCATGGAGACCATCTTTGGCGTTACGCTTCCCTAATCTATTTAACTAATGGCTACAGGATACTGGAGGTTTATTCCTCAAAACGGCAACTTTACGTTGTATGACCATACTCCTATTGAAACAGATAGGACTAGCTTGGTTGTGCAGGTAACTCTGCCAACGACGACTGTAGCTATTACTTTAAATAACAACTCGCTGGGTTACGATCTTACGAATCCAGCATCATATCCGATAACGATAGAGCCGGGGGATTTAACTCCTCCGCGCTCTTCGTTTGAGGATGGTGTCTATAGAATCCAAGTATCGTACAACATCAGTACGACACCATATACATATGATGAGTACCATATGTATATCCCAACAATCGATATGTGTATCTCAGATAAGTTAGACACATATCTTGCATCTCTCTGTACCAAGTGCGGTAACAAGGAGCTTCTGCATACTCTTAACGAATTGGTTGTTCTCCGTCAAGGTGCTCACCTTGATATGGCTAACGGGCGTATTACTAAAGCTGATCAAAAAATAACCATGATGAAAAATATCTGCACGGGTACTGGTTGTAACTGCTCTTGTGGATGTTGATATGGTTTACGCTAGTGATTACCCCACAGTTGCTGCATATAGGGCAGCTCTGATTAAGGAGTTCAATACTGTAGGTGATTTACACCTTATCCGGGCACAATATCAACTGGAGCGTGAATGTCAGCTTCAGGATACTTTTGCAGCCTTACAACAATATCAGCAAAGTACTGGAGTTCAGCTAATTGATAACCAGTTTTTTGGCTTTGAGGGATATACTCCTCCTGTAGGATTTAGGACTTATACTGTTACCAATAGCTACTATACTACAATCACAAACTTACCTACGAGTACTGCTGTAGGTAGTAGTGTTACCTTGACTGTAGGTCCAGCTACTCCCTACACATTCGTCAACCTAAATGTAGGCTTGAAGATTACCAACTTAGGTGTAGTGGTAAGTGAGTTGACAGCTGTTGCAAATAATAGCAGCAACGCTACGTTCACGTTTACTATGCCTGAAGGTATTGGCCCGTTAGTATTAGAGACTCTTTTCACAGATGTACCTTCTAACCAAGTATTTACCCTGTATGCTGGAGAAGAGTTAGAAGAAGACTCTGCTATTCTTGATTTAGTTAATAAGCCTTTTGGAGTTGTTTTACCACAGGCTTATGTATCTGGAGACTATAATCAAAGTGGTAACCTGACAGTTGATGACATTCTTGTTGGAGCATCGAGATATGGCACCGACCACAGGTTAAATGCATACAAGCATATTGAGGTACGCTTAAACCAAGATTACTACTACCCAGGATTACCAGGTTCTTCAGTACAAGTTCAACTTATTGCAGCGGGAAGTAAGGCTTTAGGTAGATTGAAGTACTCCTTGTACTTGTATGACTATGATCAATCTCCTGCAGGTCAATATGTAGTTAAAGACCAATCAACGGATAATTCTTACACCTTTACGAATTTAAATACGGGCTTTGCTGGTAATTTATTTATCCTTGCTACCGTCTATAATGCCTACAATAGTCTCCTTCTAGTGCCGATGACTGGGGGTGGATTACTTATGTCTTCTAATACGAATGTGTTTGAGCCGGGTGGGACGTTTACTTTAACTTGGGGACAATCTGGTCCTGAGTATTTATCTGCTGGAGCGTTCCAAGTTTCAGCTCCGTTCCTGCCATTTCCAATAACGAAGACGTTTGCTGATACGAGTAGCTTTAGCCAGCAGTTAAATGTGCCTTCAAACTTTGATCAAAACGCTACTATAACAACTTCGTGGATTGCACAGGTTTGGGCGAATAAGATCTTCACCGGATATGCTGTAGGCAATACAAGTACGGCTCTAACTATTTCAGCAAATAAGACGTACTACAGCCTTTCTACTGGAGAGGATGTTAGCGTCACGATTAGTGTTCCACCTCCTACGACTTTGAATGCGTTTACCGTAGCCTTGAAAATCTACAAGGGTAATAATTCTGGAGGAACACTCACACAAACGATTAATAATCCTTGGGGCGGTACCACAACGTCTTCATTTACTCAAATCTTCAATACTGCAACCTTAAATGGTGGCACCCCTTACAACGGCAGTTACTACTTTGAGTTAACTGTCCTAACACCATAACATATGGACATACACGATATTATCGTCCAATACTGCGCGGATAACATCAATATACCACACGCAGTAATAGCAGATAAGATCATAGAAGCTGGAGATAGTAGTTTAAGCAAAAGGCAGTTAAGGAAATTAATAGGAAGGTACCGAGAAAATATTAAAGACTCAGGTATAGGGCAGCCCGGTAACTCGACAGTATACACCTATAAGGGAGAGCATTCTATTCAATCATTGGAGGATGCTCTTTTATTTTTTAAGGTGGATACAACTATCTGGGATGTGGATAGGTATATCTGTAACTCTTGGGATAGCCATACAAACGGTAAGAAAATAGTTCTTTACCAAGTCAAGCTGACCCTTAACAAGAAGAGACAACAAGTAGATACCTCCCATATTAAGAATGAAGCCTTACAACACATCAAGACACTCACTCCAAAGAAAGTATTGGGAGGGTCTAAAAATGCTGTTGTGGTACTTAGTGATTTACATATTGGGGCTGAAATTAGCAGAACTGCTATTAACCAGCACTTCGATGTAAGTACAGTTATAGACCGTCTACAGGAAGCTGCAGCGGTCATTAACGGACGTAACTACGAGTCAGTGAGTGTCTGCCTGCTTGGAGACTTTATAGAGTCGTTTACGGGCTTAAATCACGCCAGTACGTGGCACGAACTAGCCAAGAATGGATTTGGTGTAGATGTAGTCATCACGGCATATACTGTACTCCATAACTTCTTGAACTCTATACATAACTGTGCAGGGGTGTATATGGTAAGTGGTAACCACGATAGGATAAGTACAAAGCTTGACCAAGATCCTCAA